ATGAATGCGCAGACATTATCAGCTATCGGGCAAGAAGAGGCAGCTATTCAGCTTATGTGTACTGACACTGATGTGCGTGATGCTATGGGAGACAAGTGTATACGCACAGAGTAATGTCGTAGGTGACTTTAACGAGAACTACGATAACTCGACAGTCAATAGTAACAATGCAGATGAAACTGTAACGAACAACTACAATGCTACAGGTGCAGGTAGCCCAGCGCCAGTCATGTCAGCAATAGCACCTACAGTCATGGGTGGCGGTGGCAATGATAGCTGTCTAATGCCAAACTCTGTAGGTATACAGTTAAGTATCGTAGGTTTGTCTAGCGGTAGCATGTCTCAGGATGAAGCATGTAACATTCGTAAGAACGCTAGACTACTAGGCTTACCACAGCAGATGGGTGGCTTAGGACTACAGGTGAGTGCTATCTCAGTTATGTGTGGCTCACCAGAAGTATTCAAGGCTATGCTTTTAGCCTCAACACCTTGCCCGATTACAGATGTTGTAACAGGTAAGCTACTAATGGGTCAGGATGCGGTAGACGCTTATAGAGAGAATCCTGAATCATACATTGTTGGTTATGAGGAAGACCAGCAGTTTTACGATACACTGTTACGTATAGGAGAGGACTTAACAGATGAACGGCAACAAGCTCAAGCTGATACTAGGGACACTCGCTCTCTTTCTGAGCGCTTCAGGACTACACGCACAAACAGGCGATCAGAAGATTCAGGACTTAATTAACACTATGCAGGTCATTGATGATCGCTTAGAACTGTCAATCAATCTTGGTATAGGCGCTACAGGTTATGCTGAAGTAGGTGGGGTTATTGTAGATGGCTCCTTAGATGGTGCTAAAGTTACTGAGGCTATGTTGCTAGCCTATCAGGATGCAGCAGCACAGGTTCTAGCGCATGACTACGAGACTGCTACTACAGCAGAACAGATGTTTATCCAGAACCACAATGCTGCGATGAATGACTTGACTTTGGCAGTAGATGTTCTTGCAGATGCAACTAGCGTATTGATGACAGCTACGGGCGTTATTGATGTTGCTGCAGAAGCTGACACAGCGCCAGAACAAGTAGCTCTACAGGGTATGATCGCTACAGATGAATACTCTATTGACGCAGCAGAAGTAGAAGCATATAATACTGCATTGACTAACGTTGAGGCTTTAGCACAGGAAGCAGGTGCATATCTTGCTGCATCACAGAATGGTGCATTGACTGCAAGTATCGACAGCTATACAGCTAATAATAACATCGTAGTTGGTACATACTCTGCTCTGACATACACACAAAGCGTAGACGAGTTTATCATTGTGTGGGATGCTGCAGGTAACAGTACAGGTTATCAGGGTTACTTGACAAATGACTTTAAAGATGCACAAGATATCTATGGTGCGAGTCAGTACATTCTAGAGTTTGGTGGCCCTTCAGCTAACATGTAAGGTGAGGCATGGAGAATACAGAACTTAAGATAGGCAGCTTTACCTTCAAGGGCTGGTACATCATGGCAGCGTTGCCTATCTTGTCTGGTATTAGTGGTGCTATCTACTTTGGCTACGATACTGTGCAGCGTTTTTATGCCGTAGAGTCTGGCATTGTAGAAGTTGTAGAGAAGTCTGACTCGTTTGATTCTACTGCAGCATCACTAGCATCTCGCATTCAGACACTAGAACAGGCGGTACAAGATAACGATGTTCGTGGTCTTAACAGCAGGCTTGCTGAGATTAGTACGCAAATGCAAACTATCTTGGAGCAACAGAGAACGCTCCTAGACTTACGTAGTCAAGTAGAGAGAAGCACAACCATCACAGATGGCATTGGTGACAAGCTAGATATCCTGCAAGTAGAGATTGACGATATCTGGAATGCATATGATTCTCTTGTTGACAACCCACTATAAGGTATGATACTATGGCTAAACAGCTAACAGAAATGCAACAAAAGTTTCTTGAGGTTCTCTTTGATGAAGCCAATGGTGACGTTGTGCAGGCTAAGAAGCTAGCAGGCTATAGCGACAACACACCTACCCGCTTAATCGTTGATGCCCTTAAGGACGAGATTACTGAGGCTACTAGAACTTACTTCTCTCGTATTGCCCCGAAGGCAGCTATGGCTATGACCCAAGCATTGTATGATCCTACTGAGCTAGGACTACGTGACAAGATGTCAGCAGCCAAAGACTTGCTAGACCGTGCAGGACTAGGGAAGACTGAGAAGGTTGACGTATCATCTAGCGGGGGCGTTTTCTACCTACCACCAAAGGAAGGTAAGAACGAGTAAGGACTGAATGCCAGACTTAGATAGAGAATCTTTAGGATACTGGCAGCTACCTAAGCCACACAAAGGCGAAGAAAAAGAGTGGCATATAATAGTTAGAACAACTAAGTATGTACCATTTGGCTATAGAATACACCCTGATAATGATAAGCTATTAGAGCCAATACCTGAAGAACTGGAAGCATTAGATAAAGCTAAGCAACACTTGAGACAGTTCAGCTACAGAGAAGTAGCTATTTGGTTAACTAAGCAGACTGGCAGATACATATCACATGTCGGTTTAAAGAAGAGGGTAGACATTGAGCGAAGACGTAAGAAAGCAGCTTCAATTAAACGCAAGCTTGCCAAGCGGCTCGAAGAAACCCTCACGGAGATCGAAAAGCTCGAAACGCAAGGGGTCGGGGCGTACCGCATCAGAGAGCCAGAGTGAAAAGCCACAGGTAGATACAGTCGCTACTCATGTCAACGAGACTGTTCCCGCACAGGCTATGGCTCCTGAGTACAATGTCGAGGCTGCACAGGACGTTGTGTTCAAGCCAAACCCCGGCCCCCAGACGGAGTTCCTCAGTGCTAGTGAGCGAGAGGTACTTTACGGTGGTGCAGCAGGTGGCGGTAAGTCATACGCTATGCTTGCTGACCCGTTGCACGGATTGAATGATCCTAACTTCAGTGGACTACTTGTACGTCATACTACTGAGGAACTTCGTGAGCTTATCCAAAAGAGTCAGGAACTGTATCCTAAAGCAGTACCCGGCATCAAGTGGTCAGAGCGTAAGTCACAATGGATTAGTCCACGTGGCGGTAGACTCTGGATGTCCTACCTAGATAAGGATATGGACGTTACACGATATCAAGGTCAGGCGTTTAACTGGATTGGCTTTGACGAACTTACACAGTGGCCTACCCCGTATGCTTGGGATTATATGAGGTCACGTCTACGTAGCGCACAGTCTAGCCAACTAGGCTTGTACATGAGAGCTACAACTAACCCCGGTGGTGCAGGACATGCGTGGGTTAAGAAGATGTTCATTGATCCAGCACCTTCAGGTGAAGGCTTCTGGGCTACAAACATTGAAACTGGTGAAACTATTAAGTTCCCTGCAGGACACTCTAAAGCAGGACAACCGTTGTTCAAACGCAGGTTCATACCTGCTAGCTTGTTCGATAACCCGTACCTAGCTGAGACAGGCGACTACGAAGCAATGCTTCTGTCACTACCTGAGCATCAGCGTAAGCAACTACTTGAAGGTAACTGGGATGTGAACGAGGGTGCGGCCTTCCCTGAGTTTAATAGGAAGATACATGTCGTTGACCCTTTTGAAATTCCCCGTTCATGGACTAAGTTTAGAGCTTGCGACTACGGTTACGGATCATATACAGGTGTTATCTGGTTTGCAGTCAGCCCAGATGAACAGCTTGTGGTCTACAGGGAACTCTATTGCTCTAAAGTTACAGCTACTGATCTAGCCGATATGATCTTGGAAGCTGAAGCAGAAGATGGTACTATCAGATACGGGGTGCTTGACTCCTCGTTGTGGCATAAGCGGGGTGATACTGGCCCGTCACTTGCAGAACAGATGAACATGAAGGGTTTACGCTGGAGGCCCTCTGACCGTTCTCGTGGCAGTCGTGTTGCTGGTAAGAACGAGATTCACCGCCGCTTACAGGTAGACGAGTTTACTGGTGAACCTAGACTGGTATTCATGTCTACCTGTACCAATACTATAGCGCAGATACCTACTATCCCGCTAGATAAGAAGAACCCTGAAGACGTTGATACTAATGCAGAAGATCACTTGTATGACGCTCTGCGATATGGTATCATGACTAGACCACGTAGCAGCATATGGGATTACAACCCATCTACACAACGCTCTGGCTTTCAAGCCGCCGATCCAACTATGGGATACTAACTAATGGCAGACATGGACGAACTCTCCTACGAAACAGATGATGTTGTCGCAGCAGAAAGCGAAACAGATAGCATCTTTGACTCTGTAAGTAGCATCGTAGCTTTCGTAGAGTCACGCTTTAAGCGGGCAGAAGATGCAAGACTTGGCGATGAAGATCGTTGGATGCGGGCATATCGTAACTATCGTGGCTTGTATGGCCCTGATGTACAGTTCACCTCAAGTGAGAAGTCTCGTGTATTCGTCAAGGTAACTAAGACTAAGACTCTTGCTGCATATGGTCAAATCATTGACGTACTCTTCGGCAACAACAAGTTCCCGCTTACAGTAAATCCATCCATTCTGCCAGATGGTGTTGCTGAAGCAGCACACATTAATATTGATCCTAATGCTGAAGCTGCAGGTGCTACTCTTCGTGATGCACAAGCAGACCCTGCTGCACCTTCCTATCTATTTGGGCCAGACACAGAGCTACGTCCCGGTGAGACTATGCGTGACTTGCAGGAACGCCTTGGGCCTCTACGTGATAAGCTTGACCCTGTAAGCGATAGAATTGTAGAAGGTTCAGGTACAGGCCCAACTACTGTTACTTTTCATCCTGCTATGGTTGCAGCTAAGAAGATGGAAAAGAAAATTCACGATCAGCTTAACGAGTCTGGTGCATCTAAGCATCTGCGTAGCATGGCATTCGAGATGGCCTTGCTTGGTACTGGCGTGATGAAAGGCCCTTTCGCTCTAGACAAAGAGTATCCTAACTGGAACGAAGAAGGAGAGTATGACCCTCTGATTAAGACTGTTCCATCTACTAATCACGTGTCTGTCTGGAACTTCTATCCTGATCCTGAAGCTACAAGCATGGATGATGCTGAGTATGTTATTGAGCGTCACAAGATGTCTCGTAATCAGCTACGTGCATTGAAGACACGCCCATACTTCCTAGATGATGCTATTGAGTCAGCTATTGAAATGGGTTCTGACTATGTACGCAAAGACTGGGAGATGAAGATGGAGGATGATGATAGCATCTCTCCTGAAACAGAACGTTGGGAAGTACTTGAGTTCTGGGGTTTTGTCGATACAGAAATGCTAGAAGAGAACGGTATTAAAATACCTCGTGAGCTACGTGACATGCCAGAAGTCAATGCTAACATCTGGGTAGTCAACGGTAAAGTAATTCGTTGTGTGCTTAACCCATTCAAGCCTGCACGTATTCCTTACTACTCTGTACCCTATGAGCATAACCCATACAGCTTCTTTGGTGTTGGCATTGCAGAGAACATGGATGATACGCAGACGCTGATGAATGGCTTCATGCGTATGGCTGTAGACAATGCTGTACTGTCAGGTAACTTGCTGATTGAGATTGACGAGACTAACCTTGTGCCGGGACAAGACATGTCTGTCTATCCGGGCAAAGTGTTCCGCAGACAAGGTGGCGCTCCGGGTCAAGCTATCTTTGGTACTAAGTTTCCTAACGTTGCACAAGAGAATATGCAACTGTTCGACAAAGCGAGAGTACTTGCTGATGAATCTACTGGCTTCCCTAGCTTCGCTCATGGTCAAACTGGTGTATCTGGTGTGGGCCGTACAGCTTCTGGTATTAGTATGCTTATGTCTGCTGCTAATGGTAGCATTCGTAGTGTGGTTAAAAACATTGATGATTACCTCTTAGCACCTATTGGTCGGTCATTCTTTGCATTCAACATGCAGTTTGATTTTGACCCAGACATTCGTGGCGACTTGGAAGTACGTGCTAATGGTACTGAAAGCTTGATGGCTAATGAGGTACGCTCACAACGCCTGATGCAGTTCTTGCAGGTAGCAAGCAACCCAATGCTAGCACCCTTTGCTAAAATGGACTACATCATTCGTGAGATTGCTAAAAGCATGGACTTAGACCCAGACAAGGTTACTAACTCTATGCAGGACGCTGCTATCCAAGCTGAGATACTCAAAGGGTTCCAGCAACCAGCACAAGCACCACAGGGCGCTCCTATGGGGCCAGAAGGGGCTGAACCACAAGCACCTGCAGGGGCTAACCCTATGGACAGTACAGGCGCAGGCGGCGGCACTATGGGTACAGGTGTAGCACCAGCACCGGGTGAACAAGGGTTCTCTGGTAATGTCGCTTAAGTCATTTGTAAATAACAAGGCTGAGTGGGATGCATTCTGTGAGTTTGTAGATGATCAGATTAATATCTTACATAAGAACCTTGAGCAAAGCAACGAAGCAGTAGAGATGTACAGAACGCAGGGTAGTATTCAAGCCTTGCGTAGATTGAAGTATCTGAGGGATAAAGTTAATGGACAATGACAGGCAGATGGAGTTCCTCTTTGAAGAGGGTGGCATTGCTGATGATGGCATGGAGCGTGATCCTGTAAGCGGCAATGAAGTACCTGCAGGTTCTCTAGCTAAGGAAGTGCGTGATGATATTCCTGCACAGCTTAGCGAAGGTGAGTATGTAGTACCTGCTGATGTTGTTCGTTACTATGGTGTCAAGTACTTTGAAGACTTGCGTGAAGAGGCCAAAGAAGGTCTTGGTGAGATGGAAGAGGATGGCCGCATTGGTGGTGAGCCTGTAGACATGGAAGAAGACGATCTCACGCCTGAAGAGATGGCTGAGCTTGAGTCGATCATGGGTATGGCTATGGGTGGCGTTGTACCTCAGCAGAACATGCAACAGCCTGATCCGTATCAACAACAAGCAATGCTGTATCAGCAACAACAGCCACGTGGCTATCAAGAAGGTGGACAGGTTTCTACAGACTTTTCTCGCTTTGCTGCAGGGTTTAGCTTCATGGGTGACAACCCCGGTCAGACTATGCCTACTATGGAGCCTGTCAGAACAGTTACTCTGTATGGGCCTAATGGTGAGATTACAACATTGCAACTGCCTGCACAGCAAGCTTTGTATGATGATCTAATTTCACAAGGCTACAGCACACAGCCTCCTGCACAGACTGCTACACCGCAAGTACAAACTATGCAGCAAGGCGGAGATGAGGGTGGACAACAGCAAGAGCCGTTTGCTGATCAAGGCCCAGATGATTCACGCTTTGGTAGCCCAGAACTTACGTCTATGATGGAAGACCCATTGCAGTATGGCAGAGATCAGCTTGATAACAAGTTTGGTTCTAAAGCTTTAGGTGTTGCAGGAAGCCTTGCTGCAGGGCCTGTAGGGGGTCTTCTTGGTGCAAGCGCAGGCACTATGGCTACTAGAAACAGTATTGCTGAAGCTAAAGCATCTGCATTGATGGCAGAGAAATTAGGCTACGATGCTAGCGGATTAAATACTGCTATTAACGAGAGGATGCAGAATCTAAGTTTAGTAGAGCGTTCTTTGATTAACATGGATGACATCAACGAAAGAGCGCAACAAAAGTATCAAGAGTATCTAAATCAAGCACGTGATCCATCTGTGGGTGGCGGTATTGGTAGAGACTCTTATGTACCCGGTGAAGCAGGTGATGAAGCCTTCCAAAGAAGTATGGAAGAAGTTGCACCTGCAGGTATGACATATAATCCTTCTACAGGCGGCTATACAAGAACAGGCTCAGCAGCGCCAACTAGCTCTCCTGCACCGACTAGATCGCCTGTTCCTGCACCACGCCCTTCTACTGTCGGTGACTCTGGCGGTAGATTTGATAGTGCCTCTGGTGGTTATGAAGGCCCTGCACCAGAAGATAGAAGCAATGTAGGCGGCTGGTTTGGAGACAGAGATCAGGACGGTGTACAGAACTGGCGTGACTTTAATGATGGCGTTGGTGTTAACGATAAAAACCAAGATGGCGGCGGTTCTTCAGAAGGTTCAGGCAAGATCGTTTGTACTGCTATGAATGCTTCTTATGGCTTCGGTTCTTATCGACAAGCTATCTGGCTACGCTACTCAGAAAAACACTTGACAGGCTATCATGAAAAAGGGTATCATAAGATATTCTTGCCGCTTGTAGATAGAGCATACAATAGAGGTAACAAGAATAGTAAGCTTCTTCGTAAAGTACTAGAGAACATTGCACGTCATCGTACTGCTGATCTTCGTGCTGAAATGCAAGGCAAGAAGCGTGACATTGTAGGACGTATCTATCGTGCGGTACTTGAGCCTCTGTGTTACATCGTAGGCAGACTTTCTAAGAAATAAGGTGATAGCATGGAAGAGTATTTCAACGCAGTAACACAACGTTACGGCACTCTTACTGAAGAACAGAAGCGACTTATCCGTAACTTCATTGATACAGACACAGGTGAACTTGTGGTATTCCTTCTAGGCCCTGAGATGTCTGTACTTGTTGATGCACTAAAACAAGAAGCACAACAAACACAAGTAGAGTCAGAGTTTCTACGAGGCTAAACTACCAAGACAAAACAACAACTATAAGGCTACCCTGCAATCCCGCAGGCCCCAACATAAGGAACTAAACTATGTCTAGTGAAGCAGCAATGTCTGTCGATTCCGCATCTCATGCACGTAACGCAGCGAGGGTGAAACGTGAAGAAGAAGAACTTCGTAAACTTATGGCTCAAGCTCGTGGAGAGACTGATGAAGAATCTACCAGTGATATTCAGCAAGAAGCCTCTGAAGAAGCTGCGCAAGAAGAGCGTGTCACCAAAGAAGACACCAATGACGAACCTACGCAAGAGCGTAAAGCAGAGCCAGAAGAAAAAGAAGAGCCAAAGCTAAGCAAGGAAGAAGAGTCCTTCAAGAAGCGCTATGGCGATCTTCGTAGGCATATGCAAGAGAAAGAGCAAGAGTACAAGCTTGAGCTAGAAAAGATCAAAGCACAGCTTGATAAGTCTGCTAAGAACGAACTTGTACTGCCTAAGTCTGAAGAAGAGATTGCTGCTTGGGCTAAAAAGTATCCTGACGTTGCTGCTATTGTTGAAGCTATTGCTGACAAGAAAGCTAGTGAACGTTCAAGTGACTTGGATAAGCGACTCAAAGAGATTGAAGAGCTACGTATCCAAGCTAAGAAAGATAAAGCTGAAGCTGAACTCATGAGTCTGCATCCAGACTTCACAGAGATTCGTGCAGCAGACGAGTTCCACGAATGGGCTGAGTCACAGCCTAAGTGGGTACAAGACGCTCTCTATGAGAACGTTGACGATGCAAGATCAGTGGCTCGTGTTATTGACTTGTATAAAGCGGATAAAGGTATTGCTAAGCAGAAGACTACCTCCAGCGATAAAGCTGCAGCCTCTTCTGTAAATGCCAAGACCCGCAACACTCCTGAAGCAGATGATAGCAAATCATACTTCCGTGAATCTCAAGTAAACAAGATGTCTACTAAAGAGTACGAGAAGAATGCAGACGCTATCATGGACGCTATTAGGAGCGGAAAGTTTATTTATGATGTGTCAGGTAGAAAATAATACTTGACAAGGCCCAATTCATAAGTATAACTATATGCATACAATACTTAGCTAGACTAGGTATGTGTGTCTAATCAAAGACAAAGCCGCAAAGACTCACCCATGAGTGTAGGCCCAGCGCTACAAAGTAGGCCAACTGAGTAGCAAGCTGACTACCCTACTACGATTGGCCTCTTTCGTGGATATGACTGTCTTCTTTACTTTATAGCCATATCTATAGGAGGAACTTAACTATGGCTTTCGCTTCCGTATCTGGTTACGGCAACTTGCCCAACGGCAACTTCTCGCCAGTAATCTATTCCAAGCAGGTACAACTTGCATTCCGCAAGTCTGCTGTTGTAAACGCAATCACCAACAACGACTACTTTGGTGAAATCGCAAATCAGGGCGACACTGTTCGCATCATGAAAGAGCCTGAAGTAACCGTCAACGCCTACGCACGTGGCACGACTGTTGCAACTCAGGACTTGGTTGACACCGACTTCCAACTTGTTGTCGATAAAGCTAACTACTTCGCATTCAAACTGGATGACATCGAAGAAGCACACAGCCACATCGACTTCATGAACTTGGCAACTGATCGTGCAGCCTATCGTTTGGCTGATCAGATGGACAAAGAGGCTCTTGGCTACTTGTCCGGTTATGCAGGTGGCGACTTGACTGAAGACGGTGTTGCTGATGCAGTAAACACGACTGTCTCCGGTACTAAGGCTGACTCAACTGCAGGTGATGACGAATTGCTTGCAGCTAACAAGCTGAACAAGGGTGACTTCTCGAACATCACCACTTCTGGTGCTGATGATCACTCCATCCCTGTCGCTCCTCGTCTGCCCGGTGCTACTTCTGTTTCGTCTGTTGCAGCTACCCCATTGCAGATCATTGCACGTATGGGCCGCTTGCTTGACATCCAGAACGTTGACTCCCGTGGTCGCTGGATCGTTCTTGACCCAATCTTCATCGAAATGCTGAAGGACGAAGATTCTCGTGTCCTGAATGCTGACTTCGGTGGCACTGGCCTCATGAACGGCTTGGTTCTCAACAACTTGCATGGCTTCCGTGTATACGTATCCAACAACCTTCCTTCGGTAGGTACTGGTGCTGGTACTGCGGGTACTGCTAACCAGAACACCAACTACGGTGTTATCGTTGCAGGTCATGACTCTGCTGTTGCAACTGCTGAGCAGATTAACAAGGTTGAGTCCTACCGTGACCCTGATTCGTTCGCAGACATCGTACGTGGTATGCACCTGTACGGTCGTAAGATTCTGCGTCCTGAAGCAATCACTACTGCAAAGTACAACGTGGCCTAATCGCTACGCTTGGAGGGCTGGCTTCGGCTGGCCCTCTCTGCTTATCCATATGCACCTTGTAAGCCAAACATATAAGTCTGTACTAAAAGAGACACACGCCCAACTCAATGACACGTGGGGTGGTGGGCATAGTGTAGACAAGCTTCCTAAGTATGAAGCTGACATGAAGGCTAAAGACGTTACTACAATTCTAGACTATGGTTGTGCTAACGGTAAGTTCAAGGTATATATGAATACGCATAAGCCTGACTATGACGTAAGAGAATATGATCCCGGCATCGAAGGCAAAGACACAATGCCTGAGCCTGCAGACTACATTGTATGCTGTGATGTCATGGAACATATTGAGCTTGACTTGCTAGACAATGTTATGTTACACTTGAAGGGTTTGATGCTCAAGGGTGGCTTCTTCAATATCTCTACCAAGGATGCTATTACGTTACTATCAGATGGCTCTAACGCACACAAGATAGTTAAAGATGGGCAATGGTGGGTAGACTTGTTTAGTCAGTACTTTGATCTATCGAACATAGAGATTGGCAGAATAGAGACAAACTTCCGTGCAAGTCCTAAAAGCAATTAATAAGTTCGAAGGCTCTGTAATACTTCCGCTAGAAGATATATACAGCCTTAATGATAATCTAAGAGACAGCAACTTTCAGAATACGTTTCAAAAGTCTCTAAGAGCTAAGGGTATGTTAAATCCCTTATTAGTTTCTACAGAAGAGGGCTTTAAGAGTAATACTCACCCCTTTGACCGTAGACCACAACCTGAATACATTGATCAGCTATATCGGTGTATGATAGGTAATAACCGTTATAGATTTGCTAAAGAAAACGGTTATACACATATTGAATGTCTAATCGTGGACGAGCTTGAAACTCTCAAGCGTCTTCATAGAAAGACTTTCATTGAACCTCGTAAAATGTAGTAAAGGTCTAATACTATGGCAATCACAACTGCAA